CTGGCATGTTTTAAAAAGATAGAGGTATAGTATAAATGTCCGAAGAGATGGTGACACGAACCGCTGATTCGCCAGCAGCGGCAACGGGCAATGTTGGTGGTGCGTTGATTGATTTCGTTAGAGAATCGTCCGGTTCTAACGATAGTGGAGCAGGGACGTTAAACCAATCCGCAGAGCAATCTAACACATCGAGCGAGCAAGTAACGAGTGGTCTTGAGCAAACTTCTATTCAAGAACGAGTTAAAAGGCAATTACTTGATAACGTCCTTCCGGATAAACAACCGGGAAACGTACCATATGAACGCTTCAAAGAAGTAAACGATGAAGCGAAACAGCTCCGTAGTGCGCAAGAAGCGTACTCAAAGTGGGCTGATGTTATTCGGCAATTCGAGGAAAGCGGTTTTTCATCTGCAGCAGATGTGCAAAAGGCATATCAAGAGCAACAGATGCAAAACCAAGAATCTCAAATCCGTGAGCGTTGGATGCAAGAAGTTAACACTAACTACATGGATCCAGACATGGCTCGCGTTCAAGCCGAAGCCGAAGTACAGAAGTTTAGATATGACCAAGTAGTTGGTCAAATGAACTCCTATATGGTGGCACAACAGCGTGAATCAGCATTGCAGCAATTTCCATATGCGTCACGTGCTGTAGATGTAATGGATAGTTTAATCCAGCAGGGTATGAGTCCTATGGATGCTGCATCCGCTGTACATCGTCAGGTTACAGGTCTTGTTGAATCCCTTGTACCGCAATTAGTGGACATGGTTGCGAATCAACAATCAGCACCTACACCTATTGGTAGTGGTGATTCCGCTAATCCCGTAGTCCCACCGCAACAATCAAATCAACAGAACCGCATGTCTAGTATCACTAGATTGCTAGGTATTCGGTAGGAGTAAACAATGGCTATTGACTTCAATGGTGCACTTACACTCGCAGACCAAGCTGTCCTTTCCAACGACCCAGTTGTAAAGGAAATCACTATGTCTTTGCACCAGACATGGAACGCTATCAAGGACATCCCTTTCTACACCTCTCCATCGTTACGCCAGATCGGCGTACGTTACACGAACGAAGCTGGCACAATCCCGACGCCAACATGGTCATCTATCAACGGTGAACCAAATGCAGTTAAGGGTAAGCCAAAGTCGTACGAAGAGCAGATGTATCTCATTCGTAACAAGATCACCGTTGACTCTCGTCTGTTAGATCAGCCGAACAACATCATTGATCCTGTTGAAGCACAGGTAAAGATCTTCATGGAAGGCTTTGCGTATGACTTCAATGATAAATACATTAATAACGATCCGACCAGTGCGACAGCAGGTAATAGCCCTGACTGTTTCCCTGGTCTTAAGTATCGTTTAGAGCACCGTGCCGACTATGACATTCCAACGGACTGTCTTGTCGCACCAGCATCGACAACTGCGTCACTTGACACGACAAGTTCGTACAATGCGCTCGAAGCTAACGGATGTATGTCTGCTATTCAGGAATTGTTTGACAACTTAAACTCTCCTGATGGTAGTGGCATTGTTCTTTATATGAATGAAGATACAAAGCGTCGCTTTGAATTCGTTATTCGTGCACTTGGTGCTGGTACTGGTTTTAATACCGATGTGGACGCATTCGACCGTTCGGTTGAAACCTACAAGGGTGCAAAGATCCGTACTGTTGGACGTAAGTTAGATGGAACAACTGCTGTCATTGCAGCTCCAAGTAACTTTGCTGACATTTATGCAGTTCGTTATGGAACTGGTTATGTTCAGGGTTGGCAGTCCGGTCCATTCCGCCCAGAGTATTTGGGTAAGTCCAAGGAAAACGGCATCATGCACAATGTGCTGTTTGACTGGGGAATGGGTCTTTGGATGCCTAACACCCGTTCTATTGGTCGCTTACGGTTAGCAACCAACTAAGGAGAAATTAATATGAGAGACGCTAAACTTACATTCTCGTTTGCAGTAGCAAACCCAGCTACAGCTACAACCTATTTGATTGCAAACGCATCTGCAAATGGTGTTGTTACGTTGGCTATGAACGCTACGTCTACTGGACCAAACGTTGCAGGTACATCCGTAGAATTAAACTATGGTGGGCTTGTCACTAACGGTGTTAGTGGTGCTGTTATGGATTCAAACAATGATGGATCCGTTACTGCTGCTGATTACGCCCGTGGTATGGTTTTAAATCAATTATATGTAAACGTTGCTTTCAACCACACAGGTTTAACGGCAACCGATACAGTTCTTGTTGAACTTCATGGATCAGACACTACTGGATTTACTCCATCGTCAACAACACTGCTTTCCTCAGCTGTTTACACGGCTGCTGCTGCAACTGGTGACGACATGTTGATCCTTAACTTACAATCGTATGCTAAATTCTTACGGCTGAAGTTTATTAGTGCAACGGCACGTACTGGAGCAAATATCAACGTAACTCGAATGCACATCCAGAATGGACGTGAGGGAGTACTCTAGATATGAATCTAGGTCAAATTAAACGCAATGTGCGAATGCTAGGTAGAAATTACTTTGGCACTGATGCAGATCGTGATCCATTTGGCCTAGACTATCTAATTCTAGAACAGGCCAATCAGATAGCTCGTCAAACGGACTGTCTGGTTGGCCGTCGGTATTTAGATCTGACAGTAGATGTAAATGACTACTGTGCTCCAGACATATATAAAATTAAAGTCATCAAGGTGAAAGATATTCTTGGTGATTACCAATCTATACGTGTGTTTGATTATCAAGATCAATACATTGATGGATGGAGAAATAAGCCATCCGACGCAAGACCAGAAATAGCAGTATTC